TATTACCTAGTGGGTTGTGGCAAAGATATGAAAACATTAGGAAAATATTTGACGTTGAGGGAAAACCCCAATACGAGTACCCAACTCGTAAAGGATTGACTAAAATATATGGTGGCAAAGTAGTAGAAAACATTTGTCAGGCTGTTGCACGCTGTGTGATTGCTGAACAGATGTTAAAGATATCTAAGAGATATCAAGTTGTGCTGACGGTGCATGATGCGGTAGCTTGCATAGCCCCCGAAGAAGAAGCACAAGAAGCCAAAAAATATGTAGAAGAGTGCATGCGTTGGAGACCTGAATGGGCAAAGACGTTGCCGTTAAATTGTGAAGCAGGTATCGGTAAATCATATGGAGAATGTTAAAGTGGAATACTCAAGTTTTTATCTAGAAGCGATGCAAGAAATTAAAAAAGCACACGATGCTTTAATCAACAATAGGTTTCAAGAAGCCTATGACCATTGCCAAAATGCAACGGTTGAAATCCGTTTGATGGGCACGGCAGTTAAGTCGTGGATTCCAGTTAAGGAACATTAAAATGAATAGAGAGGATTTAAGGGATTGCTTTGCGATGTTTAAAGCATTAACTGGGGCAAGCCCAAAAGAGTGTTATGAGTTTGCGGATGAAATGCTTGAAGTACGTGAAATAAAAGCGGAAGAAGATGGTATCGTGGCAATTAAGCCCAAGAGAAGATATGCTAGGAAAAACTAATGCATAAACCTTTTGAGCAAGAATTGCATGACCAATACGATGCACCTGCAAAAGAAGCAATAAAGCAATACCTAGAAAGAAATCATGGGATAGCGGTTGACCCTAATACTGACCAGTATGGGGTTGATTTGCTTATTACTCGTGATGGAAAAGTTATTGGCTACGCTGAGGTTGAGGTGCGTCAATGGTCGCCTACATGCCCTTATCCTACTATTCATGTTCCGTTACGCAAAGAGAAATACTTTAACGATAGGACTTTATTCTTTGCTATTACCAAGGACATGAAAAGCGCTTATTGGATTCAGACCCTTAAGATTAAAGAGTACCCAGTTAAAGAAATTAGCAACTATAAAATTAGAAGTGGGGAGTTATTCTTTGATGTGCCCACTAAAGAATTTCAACTTGTAAGCCTTGGAGATTAAGTAATGCCCGCATACACATGGTCGTACTCGTCATTAGATTTGTTTAAGCAATGCCCGCATAAATATTATAGATTAAGAATAGCCAAGGATATTGTTGAACCTGAATCAGAAGCTATGCGTTATGGCAAAGAGGTACATCTCGCTGCCGAAGAATTTATTAGAGATGGCAAACCCATTCCTGAGAAGTTTGCCTTTATGCGTGAGCTACTTGAGCCAGTGAGTAAGTACACAGGGAAACATCTTTGTGAATACCGCATTGGACTTACCCAGGGCCTGGAGCCTTGTGAGTTCTTCTCAAAAGATGTTTGGTGGAGAGGCATCCCTGACTTTCTAGCTGTGGATGGGGATTGCGCAACTATCATAGATTATAAAACAGGCAAAAGCTCAAAATACGCAGACACCAAGCAATTGGATTTACTGGCTTTGGCAGTGTTTAAGCATTTCCCTCAGGTGCAAAAAATCAAAGCGGGGTTGCTATTTGTGATTGCCAATGATTTTGTTAAAACCAAATACGAGCGTGTTGAGCATGAAAAAACATGGGTAAATTGGTTACAAGATACCGCTAGGTTAGAAAAAGCTATTGAGTTAAACGTATGGAATCCAAAGCCAAATTTTAGTTGCAAAGGTTGGTGCCCAGTAAAAGATTGCATACATCAAGGAAAAGGGAGTTATAATTAGCCATGCCATACAAAAACAAGTCTGAACGTAAGCTCCACGACGCAAATGCTATTGCGTATGAGAACTCGCCTGAGCAAGTTAAAAAGCGTGAAGCACGTAACCGTGCCCGTGCTAAGTTGCTTAGAGAAGGTAAAGTTCATAAAGGTGACGGCAAAGACGTAGCACATAAAAAAGCATTAGACAAGGGTGGTTCTAATAAAGATGGAGTTTTCGTGCAAAAAGCCGGTGCAAACAGGTCTTTTAATCGTGACTCTAAGGGTAATCTCTTATCTGAAATTAGTCCAAATGAGCGTAAAAAAGGTTTACGCCAGCCTAAAAAAGTAGTAAAGTAATACTTAATAATTCGCAGTAAAAAGGCTATTCGGGAGACCGATTTAGCCTGTAACCCATTTGGGGGAAGAGTGCAAATAATAGATAACAAAGCCCTGCTTTTAAAGGTTAGGGAACCGAATAGAATCACAACAATAATACCTAAATCCAAGGTACTGGATTCGGGTGAAGTGCTTGTTAAATGGGGCTTGGAAGAGGCACAAGTCCTTAAAAATTTACAGATTAAAAATGTGCCTTCGCCTATTGAAGCGCATTATGAGTGGACTGGTATTTATAAACCGTTTGCTCACCAAAAAGAAACCGCATCATTCTTGACTTTGCACCGCCGTGCCTTTTGTTTTAATGAGCAAGGTACTGGTAAAACGTCATCTGTTATTTGGGCGGCTGATTACCTAATGAATATTGGCGCAGTTAAAAGAGTATTAGTTCTATGCCCACTATCTATTATGCAGTCAGCATGGGAAGCCGACCTATTTAAATTTGCTATGCATAGGACATGTGCGATAGCCCATAGCTATAGCAAAGAGAAGCGAATCTCCGCTATTAAAAGCTCTGCTGAGTTTGTCATCATTAACTTTGACGGTGTTGAGATTGTGCAAGAAGCCATTAAGGAAGCTAATTTCGACCTGATTGTTATAGACGAAGCCAACGCATATAAGAATGTAGGCACAAAGCGTTGGAAAATTCTTAACTCTATTATCCGCCCTGACATGTGGGTATGGATGCTAACTGGTACACCGGCTTCTCAATCACCTACTGATGCCTATGGATTGGCAAGGATTATTAACCCGTCAGGTGTGCCTAAGTTCTTTGGTGCTTTCCGTGACCAAGTTATGCAAAAGATTACGACGTTTAAATGGATACCTAAACCTACTTCAGAAAATGTGGTACATGAAGCACTACAACCAGCAATACGTTTTACCAAAGAAGAATGTTTAGATTTGCCAGACATGACTTATGTGATGCGTGATGTACCGTTGACTGCCCAACAACTTAAATACTACGAGAATATTCGTAAGCATATGATGACCGTAGCGGCAGGGGAAGAGATTACAACAGTTAATGCGGCGGCTAACCTTAATAAACTTTTACAGCTTTCATGTGGTGCAGTCTATTCGGATAGTGGTGAGGTTATATCGTTTGATGCCAAGAGTCGTTTAAGTGCATTGATTGAAGTTATTGAAGAAGCAAGCCACAAAGTAATTGTGTTTGCGCCATTTAGACATGCGATTGACCTTATTGCCGATGAACTAAAGCGTAACAATATTACATGCGAGTTAATTCATGGTGGTGTGCCAGTCAACAAACGCACAGATATATTTAATAAATTCCAAACTGAAAAGAATCCAAGTGTTTTAGTAATTCAACCGCAAGCGGCGGCTCATGGTGTAACGCTTCATGCGGCGAACGTAGTAGTTTGGTGGGGTCCGATTACATCTATAGAAACATATTTACAGGCAAACGCACGTGTTCATAGAGCAGGTCAACGTAATCCTTGTACGGTGGTACATCTTCAAGGGAGTCCTGTAGAAAAGCGTATCTATAAGATGTTGTCAGAAAAGGTTGATATACACAACAGGTTAATTGACTTATATAAAAATATTGTTGAAGGTACTTGACTTTGTAAAGTGTAACAACTATATTAGAAACATAAACAAAAAAGAAAGAGTGCAAAATGGAAGAACAACTAAGTGCCGATAGGCTCGCTAAGATATACGTGAAGATTCGTGAGAAGCGTAGAGAGCTTGCTAAGCAAGATGATGAACTGAAGTCACAACTAGATGTGATTACTGCAGAACTCCTAGAGATTTGCAAAACACAAGGTGCATCAACAATACGTACCCCTCATGGGACTATATCCCGTCGTACAACTAAGAACTACTGGAGTAGCGATTGGGACTCATTTTTTAAATTCGTTAAAGAGAACGATGCGTTTTCATTGATGCATCAACGAATAAACAATTCCAATATGGAACAATTTTTGGAAGAGAACCCCGACCTGCATCCGCCGGGGCTAAATGCGGATACAAACCAAACCATTGTAATTGTTAAAAAGTAAAGGAGCAGTAAATGAGTACAGAGTTAACGATGTTAGACAAGGGTCTACCCGCATATCTTAAAGAGTTGCAGTTAGACGATACAACTAAAGCCCTTATGGGTGGCAGTAGCTTAGGTGCGAAACGTATTTCCATTGAGGGTGGAGTATGGCGCATGTTAGTAAACGGTAAAGAAGTTGCCGTAAATGAAGACCGTTCTATGAATGTAGTTGTTGTAGCAGCGGCACCAAAAGTATCCCGTGTTTTCTATGCAGGTACATATAAGAAGGGTCAAGCATTAGCTCCTGATTGCTGGTCTGCTGATGGTGAAGTACCTGACGCAAAAGCAGCTAATGCGCAGTCAAAGCGTTGTGTAGATTGTGCACAAAATGCAAAGGGTTCAGGTCAAGGTGACTCTCGTGCTTGCCGTTTCCAACAACGTCTTGCATTAGTATTAGGTAACGATATTGGTGGCGATGTATTCCAATTAACACTTCCATCTACATCTATTTTTGGTGACGGTGAGCCTGGAAAATGGCCTCTTCAAATGTATGCCAAGATGATTGGTAGCAAAGGTGTACCTATTACGGCTGTCGTTACAGAGATGCGTTTTGATACAGCAAGCTCAACACCTAAGATTACGTTCAAGCCAGTACGTGTTTTAGATACTGAAGAGCATGAAGTTGTTATTCGTCAAGGTAAGACACCTGATGCAATTAGAGCTATTACTATGACCGTAGCTGAAGTTGATGGAATCAAGCCTAAATTAGAAGCACCTAAAGAAGAGAAGGTTGAAGCCGAAATAGTAGAAGAGCCAGTAAAGCGTTCTGCTAAGAAGGAAGAAGAACCTGCTCCCAAAAAAGATTTAAGCAAGATTTTATCTGCTTGGGATGACGAGTAATGCCTAAAGGGTATTCACTTCTCACTGCTAACGAGATTCGTGAAGCTAATCAATCCTTGCTTGGTGTTCAGCTAGGCAAGATTTGTTTGGATAAAGATATACCCGTTACTGATGTGGCAGATTTTTTCAACGTGAGCCGAGTTACTGTATATTCTTGGTTTCGTGGAAAAGCTATCGTATCGGGTAAACATTCAGACAAAATGAAACGACTTATCGAAAAGCTCAATAGTTAAACTTTGATGGGGGGCTAGGTTAGCTACCGAAGAGAGTGTTGCCGTCACACTCCTGCCCAACCTTTCTGACGGCAAAAGGCGGCTATGATTTCTAGACAAGATTTTTTAGCGATGGTGTTGCCCCCTTTAGAAGGAGAGGAGCACTATTGCAGTACGAATATAGATAACAACGACAATATCAGGCAGTTTCTTGTACCTAGTATTGCCGAAGTAATACAAAAAAATGATGAGTGGCAGGCAAAAAATTACAATGCGTTCTATGCGCTAGCAAAATTTAAACTTAAGAAAAACGGGCGATATGCGTCTAATGCAGTTGCATTAAAGTCTTTCTTTATTGACTTGGATTGTGGTGAGGGTAAACCCTACCCTGATTTACAGTCGGGCTTAGATGCACTACGTGCTTTCTGCAAGGCTACTGGCTTACCTAAACCGACTATTTTAAGGTCAGGTCGTGGTGCGCACGTATATTGGATTCTTGAAGAGGCTATGCCTACTGATGAATGGAAGCCACATGCCGAGCAACTAAAGAAACTATGCGTAGATAACAAGTTTGATATTGACTATGCAGTTCCTGCGGATGCAGCACGTGTATTACGTACGCCTGAATCTAATCATATTAAGGACTTAAATAACCCTATTCCTGTAGAGATTCTCTACTTGGCACCAGTAATCCCAAATGCCAAGATGAAAGAGTTATTAGAGCCTAGTGAAGACGTATTAAGTGTATTAGAAAAGGCGGCTTTCCGTCGCCCAATGGATGCAATTACTTTAGCTTTAATGGGTAGCAGTCAGTCTAACTTCAAGACTATTATGCTAAAAACTATTGAGGGTAAAGGGTGCAATCAGCTATTGCATATTTTTGAAAATCAGGAAACAATAGAGGAACCCCTGTGGCGGGCAGGGCTAAGTATTGCCCAACAATGTGTGGATAGGGATAAAGCCATCCACCGCCTGTCTAACAAGCACCCCGATTATTCTCCTGAAGATACTGATAGGAAAGCCAACGAGACCAAAGGCCCCTATACATGCGAAACATTTAAGAAGTTAAACCCATCAGGGTGCGAAGGATGTTCGCTAAAACTAACATCGCCTATTCAAATAGGTAAAGAGATTGTTGAGGCTACTGAGGAAGAAAGCACAGTGCTTGGGGTTGAGCACAATACTAAAGAGCTTAAGACTTACAACATTCCTAAGTTCCCACACCCGTTCTTCCGTGGTAAAGGTGGCGGTATCTATATGCACACCAAGAATAAAGAAGACGAAGATTATGACGAATTGATATATCCATACGACTTTTATGTAGTCAAACGGATGCAAGACCCTGATAGCGGTGAAACTATATTGCTTAGATTACATTTGCCTCAGGACGGTGTACGTGAATTTATCATGACACTAAAAGATGTTTTATCAAAAGAGAAGTTTATTGGGACCGTAGCCTCGTATGGCATTACGGCATTGGGGAAAAAACAGGATGCACTTATGGGATATGTAACAAGATGGGTGGAAGAATTGCAAGCTACAAGTAAGGCAGAAAAAGCCCATAAACAATTTGGTTGGTTAGAAGATGAGAGCGGCATTATTATCGGCGACAGAGAAGTACGTGCTGTAGAAACGGTATATAGTCCACCATCTAGTTCAACACTACCGCTAATTCCATTCTTTGAACCAAAAGGAGATTTCCATGTATGGAAGAACGTCGTTAATGCGTATGCTAGACCCGATATGGAAGCACGTGCTTTCGCCTTTTTTATGGGGTTTGGGTCTTTGCTTATGCGTTACACTAACCTTGACGGCTTCCTTCTTAATCTACTTAGCCGTGAGTCTGGGTCTGGTAAGACAACTGTTCTCCATGCTATCAACTCTATTTACGGTAGACCGAAAGAACTACTAATGTCGCCTAAAGACACATACAACTCTCGTATGCAACGTCTTGGAACTCTACAAAGTTTGTGCGGCACAATGGATGAGATTACTAATATGCCCCCTGAGCAAATGTCTAACCAAGTGTATGACATTACTTCAGGTAAAGGCAAAAACCGTATGAAGTCACAGGAAAATGCTGAACGTCTTAACCATACTAAGTGGTCTTTGGGTTTAGTTACAACTAGTAACCGGTCAGTTACAGACTCTTTGCTATCTATTAAGAGCTTTCCTGAAGGCGAACTTATGCGTATCTTGGAGTGCCATGTTAAGGTAGACCCATTTGATGACCCTACTTGGTCTAAAAATCATTTTGGTTTGCTAATGAATAATTACGGACATGCTATTGAACCGTATGCACAGGCTTTGGTTGGGCAACTTCCTGCTGTTATTGAGCAAATGAAACAGATGCAGGAACGTGTAGACCGTGCCGCAGATATTAAGAATACAGAACGCTTTTGGTCAGCTATGGCAACTATTGCTATTACAGGGGGCACTATTGCTAAGACCTTAGGTTTACATGATATCCCAGTAAAACCGGTATTTAACTATGCAATCAACCTTATTAAAGATACTCGCATACGTAACCGTGAGTATATGTTCGATAGCGATGAGTATTTGGGTGGCTTCTTGCAACGCCATTTCAGTGAAACTTTAGTAATTAACGGCAATAAAGATACTCGCACTGGACTAGACCATAGCCCATTAAGAGAGCCAAGAGGTCCATTGACTATTCGTTATGAGCCTGATACTAAGATGCTATATGTAGTTGTAAAAAGCTACAGAGATGACTGCACTAAGACTCAAACTAACTTTGAGGAATCCTTGGTGCCCTATAGAAAAACAAAGGCTTTAGTTGAAATTAAGAAGAAACGTATGACTGCAGGTACGGTAGCCAATACCCAAGCACCAGTAAATGCGCTCTGCTTCGATACTACTAAACTAGAGTTCTTTAACGAAAAGGTACTATTAAGTGAAGATACTCAACCTTCCCCTGCTGATACAGTGGGAGAAGTTTAAAGTCGGAACGTCGTTTTTTATCCCGTGCCTGGACAGAAGATTAGCAGAAAGATTTATTAAATCGGAAGCCAGGCGCCTGGGACTTAACGTCACATGCAAACAAGTTATTGAAAATAGCAAATATGGTTTGCGTGTTTGGAGAAATGAAGATACAATTAGCCCGCACTCTTCTCCTTCACGAGAAGTTTAACCCCTGCCTAGCGGGGGTTCTTTTTTAGTCCTCTAAGAACTTCTCTTTAACTTCGCCTTTTAACTTCTTGTTATAAGTTACGCCGTTAATCATGTTCTTTTCAGCAGCTTTACGGGCAGCTTCTGACTTAGCTAAAGTTGTGCTATCAATCTTATCTTTAGGGTGCTTAGCATTAAAGGCGCTAATTTGAGATTTAGCATCTGCTAATAAGTCCATATCACCTGAAGTCTTAGCCATGTCATGCAAGTTCAATAACTTCTGACGACGAGCACCAACTTCTTTTTCATAAGTTTTACCTGCTGAACTACGTTCGTAGTTAGCTGAAATATCTGCTGGAGAGAAGCCAAGCACTTGCATAAATGAGTTGTATGCAGACACATCTTCTTGGATTGGGTCACCTTTTAGGGTTCTAGCACCCTCAAGCATATAACGAGAACCTTTCATACCGTTACGTAAGAAGCTAGGAAGCATTGATTCAATAGCTCGTTCTGTATGCCCTTCACCCATCATCTTGAAAGCATTACCGACGTTAACTGCATATGTACCTGCAGGACCAAAAGCCTGTTGCATAGCAGATAGAACATAACCATGCTCAGCAATACCACGTGGATCATCA